CGTGATCGACAGGCGCAAACTTTTTGATGCATCTATCGAGCAATGCCGTGTTAGTTCTTCGATCATGTACGCACCCTGAAGTTTCAGAAGCTCATCGACTCCGAAGGCTATCGCTGAAAGTTCTTCGGGAGTGGTGAAGTAATCAATTCCAGCGATCATGTCAGAAGCTCTCCGTCAACACCCGGCGCAATTCACTTTCAGGAATCAGGCGCTCACCGTTTCTCAAGCCGGGATGAACCACGAAACCGATCTTGCCAGTAATGCACAAATCACGGACAGAATAGATTGACACATTGAAATGCTCGGCAACGTGGCGTAATTTGTAGAAACGCTGTCCTGCAATTGTGGTGTGATCGGGCGGCATGGTGGTAAAGGGGTTCCACTTCAGCCGGTTCTTGACCACATCGACGGGCATTTGACGTCGGGCTTTCTTGCTTGGTGCCGTGCTCTCTGTCGTCTCTCGTGCTGGTGCTGCTGTCGTGGTGCTCATGTCTTGCTCGATGGCAGGCTACTTTGATGCTTGAAGCGGTAAAGCGTCGGAATGACTTTCAAGCCCGCCAATGAACATTTAGACAGCGGGAAAAGCCTGTCAACCGATCTCTCAAACTGTCAGGCTTGGGCAAAGAATGCGTATCTAATGGCGACGTAATTCCGTTCGGTTTCGCCTTGTGGTACGTCGATGTATTCCCGATCAATGTCCTGATGCTGGAAGGCTACTAATTGACCGCCTTGCTTCGCCATCGTCTTCAAAACCTCTTCGGCTTTGGCGACATCGTTCTTCTTGACTACTATAATGTTTTGGTTCATGAGTGCGTCGGCGTTTTCTTCTGTCAGAGGCACTACGATCTTTATCTTGGTTGTGGGTACTGCTGGTTTGTTCTTCATGTTCACTATCAAAACACGGTTCCGAGATTTGTCAACTTGTTCGCTCAAACCGTCCAGGTCACGGCGATAAGTCTTTTGCATCGTTGCTCGAAAACGTCATCGTCGGCAGTCTTCAGGTCAAGCATGGTTTCGGCGATTTCTACGACTTGATTGTAAGAAAGCCATTCTCGATTCGGAGCGATCTTTGCGATAAGTTCAGCGATCACAGGATGAGTAGACTTGCGTGGTGCTGGTTTGTTGCGGCGGCGTAGGTTCATGAAAAACATTTAGACGTAGCTACTTTTGTTGACAGATCGCCGATTCATGCTGAAATAGTAACAACCATGAAGTACGCCACCGATGCACAGTTAAACTATCAGCACTATCGTAGCTTTTGTGCGTTCGTGTCCAACATTGGTTACGTGTCCGAAAGCAAGCTGTTCTCAGTGTGGTACAAATCACCGGCAAAACAAGTATGGAACAGTCCCACGAAAGAAACGAATCCTTGGGACAACATGACAGCCGGGAAACTCGCCTATCATTGCCTGCACCATCTCAGTGTAAGAGAGAGTGTAATCGTACTCGCTGCGTGGTATGTCAAGAACGGCAGGGAAAAGGCGGCGGTCGATCACTTCCAGGACATCAAAGCCAAAGTAGAGCACGTTCGCCACAAGAAACGATTTTACTTTGATGAGCGTGAAGGATTGAAGCGTCACGAGAACCGAATGAGATCACAGGAAATTCGCAATAGAGAACGTGAAGAGGCAGGACGGTTACCACGCTTGAAGGCTATACAGGTATACAGGGCGCTACCGGAAAGTCATAATGCTGTGGGTGACGATTTGAACGACTGGAGTTATAACGAAGAGCGTACAGGAACCGTCCAGGGCTTAATGACGAAGTTCAATGTTACGAAGAAGTCCATCGAGGCTCACCTATCGAGGCTTGTAACGGATAACCTTGTCAGACGGAACAGTGATGGTATTTTTTACCGGCAGAATGAAAGCATCAGGTGGGATCAGGTTTATGGATGGACCACTCAAGAGCAACTTCGTGATTTCCTCAAACCGTACAGTAAGTAATACTAATATAAAAGAATATAGAAGAGGCTTTTATATACTGTACGGTTTGAGGAACTGTAGAGACCTGATGAACACTCAAGGCGTGACTCGTACACTACCTCTATTGGTTACTCCTGTAGAGAGTAATCGCAACACCCATTCCCACACTCCCGAAGACATCGACTACTTTGGATTACTGACAGAACTGGTAGCGGCTGACGAGAACCCAAAAGCACACTAAAATTGGAAACTTGACGAAATCCTAAAGCGTGCTAAATTTTACTTGAGACCGAACATTTCGTACACTCCATTCGGTCTTAAAGTTTCGGGGCGTCAGATTTGGTCTTTGGCATAGGGTACTGATTGACGCCTCGAAACTTCCAAAATGAGACCGCTGATTTCTTGTATCACACCCATAACCGAAGACCGAAGGCGCTTCTTACCGGCACTACTAGATTCTTTCCGGCGACAAACCTACACCGAGAAAGAGCTTGTCATTGTAGGAGATTGTTACGCCGAAAATCTGACTACACCGGGCGAGGCGATTTACTGTTTCCCGGCTAGTCACGATCTTACAGTAGGCGCAAAGCTCAATCTGTGTAATTCACTCGCACACGGTCAATTCATCGCACATTTTGATTCAGACGACATCAGCGCACCTGAACGCCTCGAAGACCAAGTGCAACGTTTGACCAACACTGAGAAGAGCGTCACCGGCTATCGCTGCGTCAAGGTCATCGAAACCAGAATCGTCAACGGCAAATCTGATACGACCTGGAAACACACTTGCCCACTCGATGACGTTCTCGGGGCTTCGTTTATGTACCGTCGTAATTGGTGGGCTTCGCATCCATTTCAAGACACACAGGCGAACGATAAACCATTTTGGAACGAAGCTCTGAATGCTGGTGAGACTGTTTCGGCTGATGGCTTCGAGCTTCTTTGCTGCGTCAATCATTCCGGCAACGTTTCGGGGCGTGTCGTCAGCGTTGGTCATAGGTGGATTGAGCAATGAACGGTTTGAAACTTCGGATTCGACTATGCCGTGATGTCGGCTCTTGCTATGTCCGTGAAGGTCTCATCAAATTTCGTCATGACTTCCGCCCATATCCCGTTCAGCGTTCCTTCTGCCCTTCTACGTTGGCAGTACGCAAAGAGATCAGCAGCCTGCAACGGCGGATAGGCTTTGTCGTCATGCAAACAGAAACCGGCAATCATTCGGGCGTTTTCCTGATGCAACTGCTTGAACCGTCGATAGCGTGTGACCGCTTCTTTAGAATATTCATCCGAGTCGTCGGCTACAAGCGTTAGGGTGTCGTCGGCGTTACTGTGTGGACCAAAGGCCAGCGCCATCAGACCTTCGTCAAATGCGGCATAATACGGGTCCTTCAAAATCGCCTTCTTTTCGGGACTCAGGGCGTTGTACAAGTCCATCGTAATGATGTGAATCGTACCGCCTTCGGCGTGCTCACAAATCACATTTGCAAGTTCTCTCGTCAGCGTGCGTAATTCCTCTCGATGTCCACGAAAGCGCTCACAAGGCCCCTTCAGGCGGGCCGCATCCGATGTTCGCCAATACTGAAGGCCGTGCGGAGCAAGTAGGGCTATCCATTTTTGATTGAGAGAAAACCACTCTTGCGGCGTCGAAATCAAACCGGCGAAGATGACCTTTTCTCTGTCTGCTTTGCCGCTTTCGTCGAATGCAGCATGACGAATTGCCATAACTTCAAAATCTCACTTATTCGTTCGATTTTTCATTGCTTCTATTCGAGCGTCTCTTTCGTCGCCGAATGGAATCCATATCGCTGTTTCAGCCTGAAGCACGACATACCGCTTCACCGCATCTAATCGGCGAGGGTCAAGCTCGAAAAGAATTTCTCCAGAATTGTCACCCTTTATTTCGAGCAGGTAGGACCCGGGAGTCATTTCGATCCACTCGCCCATTTCCGTCAACCGCTCCTCCACACGAACTTTATCACTCATATCGAGGGCGACAAAATAGGCGCTTCGTTTTTCGGTGTTCATGCTTCGAGTCTACCTCAATTCTTGTAAATACGTGAGTGCCATCGAAACCATTCAAAGCCTGTTCTTATCCCAATTGCGGCAAGCTCTCAGACTCGTACCGTTGTCCTGACCATCGTTCATCGTTACAACTTCACATTGATAGCCGGAAGAGTGCGTTTGAGCGTGGCTATGATCGCACTTGGCAAAAGTTTAGAGTGTGGTTCATCAGTCGTCACCCAATTTGTAACGATTGCGGCATCAAAGCGACAGCCGAAGTACACCACATAAAGAAGCTCGTCGATTTTCCTGAACTTCGTCTAGTCGAGTCAAATTGTTTGGGACTTTGCAAGCCATGTCATCAGAAGCGCACCAATCAAGGCGAATAGCAAGACCTAAATACGATCATGGCTTACTCACAAGGAACGGTTTCAGTATCGAGCACGGCAACGTTGATTTGCACACCCAATACCAACAGCGGCGTGCTACTCGTCAACAATGGATCGGCGGCGGTTTACTTCGGTGGTGCATCGGTCACAGCGGACACGACGGCTACGGGTGGCATCAAGGTAGCGTCAGGCGCATCGATCACGATTCCATCCTGTGACGGTTCGGTAGGTTCGCCGATCTACGGTATCACTGCCACCAGCACAGCAACGGTTTCGTTCATGACTCCGATGTTTGGCAACTAACCAGGGCGAAAGAAGCTCTCAGGCCGTGGCGCAAGGTTCCCAAGGCAGGGGTACCGAAAATCCTTGGGTACCACAGGGCCGCAGACCACCACGGCGGGGCTATGCGAGCGTTTACAAATTTGAAAAGGTAAATTTTACCGATATACAAATGGGATTAAAAGGAAAATTGAGACAACCTGGAAGCGTTCGTGCTGAACGTGAAGGTGGCACTTTCATAGATGCGCCTGAACACATCGACGCACCAAAATTTCTTTCAAAAAAAGCGAAGGCTCAATTCAAAAAACTGGTGGCTGAACTTATCGGCGCTGGTGTCCCTGTCAAGCAACTGGACTGCAACGCCATCGCAATCACAGCGCACACTGTTGTTTCTTGCGGCGAGTGGTTAGAACGTGAGGCACTGGCGGAAAGCCTCGCAGACAAGCTCAAATGCTCGAAGGAAATCACACGCTATGCACGAGACCTTCAGAAGTGGCTTGACATGATCGGCGCAACACCGGCAGCACGCTTACGCCTCGGATTGAAAAGAGAACAGCCGAAGACATCGCAATTGGCAACGCTCTTAGCAGCAAAGAATGAAGGAACCACGTAACAAACCATCAGGCGCATTTTTCGACCGCAAGCACGTTGACATTGACATTGCCTTTATCGAATCACTGACGCTCACCAAGACCACCAAGTCAGGCAGGCCGGAACCGTTCACCCTGTTACCTGTCCATCGTGAGCTTATCGAGAATCTTCTAGGGTGGAAGCGTCCAGACGGCACGAGGCTTTATCGAAAGTGTTATTTCTCACTGGCACGCAAGAACGCAAAGACTCAGATTGCGGCGGCGATTGCTTTGGTAATGCTGGTGCTCGATAACGAACTTCAGCCTGAAATTTACATTGCTGCGAAGGACAGAGAGCAAGCCTCACTGTGTTTTTATGCAATCGCTGACATGATCCATGCTTCACCGGACCTGTCAGACATTCTTGCTATCACTCCGTCAACTAAAACCATTATCAACCGGCAGAATGGCGGCAAGCTCAAGGCGCTGTCTTCAGAAGGCAAGAGCAAGCATGGTCTGAATCCTTCATGCGTGATCTTTGATGAGCTTCATTCCTGGACATCGAGCGAGCAAGAGCTTTACGACGCCTTGACGACTGGTAGCGGCCTCAGGCGTCAGCCGTTGTTTCTTACGATCACGACAGCCGGTATCGATGAACACTCCATTTGTGGCAAGCAATACGAGTACGCCTGCAAGGTCCGTGACGGCGTTGTAGATGATCCGGCTTTCTTGCCTCTAATCTTCGAGGTTCCCAAAGATGCTGATTGGACCGATGAAACCCTCTGGCCTCTTGCCAATCCCACGTTGGGCGCACTCGTCAAGCTCGATGATCTCAGGGCCGAACGTGAAACAGCGCTCAAGATTCCAGCAGAGCAAACAAAATTTCGCCGTCTATTTCTCAATCAATGGGTCAATGCAAAGGACGTTTGGATTTCTCTACACCATTTCGACGCCTGCAAATGGGACGGCGAAACATCCTTGCCAATTGCCGCTTAGATCGTCGGAGGAAAGGGGAAGGCGATGCACCGCCTAACATCTCGCTCCCACTCCGCAAAAGAACAGTTCACAGCCGTATCATACCCTTCACCAGGGCGATTTGTATCCCCGTTAACCGCCATCGAATTCAACGGCGGCCAAGTGTTTTCGGCGCATAACTCCGCAACTTCACCAAGGAACTGTCCGACAATGCGGGTCAGAAACGGTGCTCCAGCACGTTCGCACAAAACGCCATACGAAATAACGCTCCGTAAAATCATCCCCTCATCTACTTGATCGGGGCCGGTCACGTTGAAATTCTTGCAAACTTCGTCATGACGCCTCAAAAGAACTCGCATTAGCGCTTGTGCTTCCTCGGTCATTGGCATTACAGAAGTATACCAACCCTAAATATCGTTCGTGACCATCATCACGACGCAAGACTCTACAGGCGCACGATTCCTAGACCAACTGAAAGATTACGATTGCTACGGCGGTCTCGATTTGGCTGCTGTGGTCGATCTCACTTGCTTTACGTTGGCGTGGTCGATCAACGGTGTGATTTACGCTCATCCGTGGTTCTTTCTGCCTGAAGACGGCCTAGAAGCTCGGTCTATTCGTGACAGCGTGCCTTATGTCTCGTGGTCAAAGCAAGGTCATATAGAGCTTACACCAGGGTCAGTAACAGATTGGCGCTACGTCGTGAGGCGCATAAAAGACCTTTCGACTGTGTTCAAGATCAAAGAAATTTCGTTCGATCAATGGGGCGCTCGTGATACAGTGGCAGAGCTTCAAGACAGCGGCCTCGTTTGCGTCGATACTTCACAGGCGATCTCAGCACAGACAGCACCGGCGAAGCGACTGCAAGAGGCAATCCTCAGCAACAAATTTGTACATGCCGGGAATCCCTGTCTTCGCTGGAATTTTGATTGCACCACAATCTACAGCGACGTTAACGGCAACATCAAAGTACAGAAGCCTGACATCGGCAAGAGCACCAAACGTATTGACGGCGTGGTGTCGCTCATCATGGCGATTTCACGGCTTCAGAACGTGCCACTGAAAAAGAAAAGCATCTACGCTACTCGTGGTGTTCGTGTGTTCTGAATCCTCATAAATACCTTGTAATGCTACGAATCACCACGAAAGACGACGGAGTAAAGCCCGTTCCGGTAAAAAAGGCGTTGATCGACCTTCAAGACGTGCTCACCCTTCTAGGCGTCGTGCTCATTGAAACAGGTCTAGCGAAAATTCATATTCCTACGGCTCTGATTGTGGGTGGCGTGCTCTGTCTCACTCCATTTGCTTTGACGGCGTGGAGAGGTAACTAAAAATGGGTTTGCTACTCAGTCGTATTTTTAATTGGTCGCTCGAAGACCCGGCACAGCCATTGTTACCAATGTCTGCTTTGTTCGAGTCGTTAGGTCTTGGTCGCTCTGATGCTGGCGTAATGGTCAATCAGAAGCAAGCCTTGAGACTCAGCACGGTTTACAGTTGCATCAAGGTTATCGCTCAAGACCTTTCAAGAGTTTCTCTGGACATCTACGAATCAATGCCAGACGGAACCACACGCAAGGCGACAGACCACCGTTTCTACACTCTGCTACACAGCCGTCCTAACAGAAACATGTCAAGCATGGTGTGGCGCATGGCAATGATTGCGTCAATGCTCATGTCAGGTTCGGGCTACTCGTACATCAATCGTGACTCATCTAATCGTGTGGTCTCGCTGACATATCTTGACCCTGAGAAGACGCACCCTGACAGAGACCAAAACGGAAACCTGATCTTTGTTACTCGTCAGACTCCCAATGGTGACGTGGCAATTCTTGACCCTGACGACGTTCTACATTTCATGCCGTTCACGCTCGATGGAATTCGGAGCGTGTCACCAATCGGAATGTGTAAGAACGCCGTAGGAATCGGCCTTGCTGCTGAGAAGTTCGGCGCTCAATTGTTCGGCAACGGTGCGAGACCTTCCGGCTACTTCAGACATCCCGGCTCTTTGGAGTCTGAAGCATACGAAAACCTCAAAAAGTCATTGCATGAAGTGGCAACCGGCGAGACCGCATTAAGACCGATCTTGCTTGAAGAGGGTATGGAGTGGCATCAGTTGACCATTCCACCTGAAGAGGCTCAGTTTCTTGAGACTCGCAAATTTCAGAAAGAAGAAATCGCACAGTTGTATCGTGTGCCGTTGCATCTCTTACAAGACCTGACACGCTCCACAAATAACAACATCGAGCATCAGGGCCTAGACTATACACGTTACTGTCTTGCGCCAATTGCGGCCTGTATGGAGCAAGAAATCAATTTCAAGCTGTTGGGCCTCGGTAACTATTCGGTCTCTCACAACATGATGGACCTTCAGCGAGGCGACTTTGCAACGGTCACAACGGCTCTTTGCTCACTCCGTAACGCTGGCATCTATTCACTTGATGATTGTCTGCGAAGCCTGAACGAAAACACTGTAGGCGGCGAAGTGGGAACCGTGCGAATCGTCAACGGTACTTTCAAATCTCTTGACCAACTTTTGAAAGAAGCCGAACAAGTCGAGAACGAACCGGACATCACCACCACGAAAGAACCGGACACAAACGTAGACACAGGTAGTCCAGTGGCATCGAGAAAAGTTCAGATGCTCAATGCTTACCGTCCGTTGATTCGTGACGCTGTGGGCCGTGCTGTGAACCGTGGAAACGATATCGAGTTTATCAAGAAAGCCTTTCAACCTGTCGCTAACTCGATGCTGCAAACATTCCTTGCGGCTGAGTACGGCTTTACAACGATGAACAAGACCGATATGGATTTTATCGGCACTGTGGTTTCGTCGATTGCCAATGATGCGCCTAACTGGACTCGTGGCAGAGCTTCGGAACTCGCAACTGAACTGACAGAGAAAACCTACGCCGTGATCGAAGCGTACATGACCAATACAAAACTGATCGGAGCATAAAACCAATGAACAAGAAACCCCATTTCAAGGCAGCATTACAGAACGACGGAACGTTAGAGCTATTGGTCTACGGCACGATTGGTTTCGGTGCTGACGAAGACGCAGTATCAACCGTTGACATGAAGAAAGCCATTGACGACGCAGGCAGCTTTAACAAAATTTCGATGCGTATCAATTCGCCGGGTGGTGATGCTGCTGAAGGTATCGCAATCGGAAACATGCTGAAGGCACAGAACAAGCCTATTGACGTGTACGTTGACGGTATCGCAGCGTCAGCGGCTTCTATCGTGGCAATGTGTGGCAACACCATTACGATGGCACCTAACGCCATGCTGATGATTCACAACGCATGGACAGGCTGTGTAGGCTACGCCTCGGACCTTCGCAAGATGGCTGACACACTCGATAAGGTTTCGGCCTCGATTGCTCAGACCTATGTGGACCGAACAGGTAAGAGCATGGCGACTATCAAGCAAATGATGGACGATGAAACTTGGATGAGTGCTCAAGATGCGCTCTCCGATGGCTTCTGTACGTCGATCACCAAGAATGACGATAGCGAAGCAATGGCTTTTGCCAAGACTTCGATTGCGTCAGCGAAGGTAGCGCAAGGCTTCAAGAACATTCCGACCAAGTTCAAGAGTGGCACCGGCAACACGGTTACGGTGAACATCGATTGCAAGTTGACCAAGAACTTTCAAAAACTGGCTGACGCAATCCAAGCGATCAGAACGGGCAACACCGGCACTCACAATGACGATTACGAAGACAAAGTATGTGCTTGCGATTGCGTGAACTGCCTTAATAAAGACTGTTCCAACTGTTCGATGCAGGATTGCAAAGACGAAAACTGCGAGGATTGCCCGAACCAAACAGAAGGCAGCGAAGAGACACAGACCGAACCTACGGCCTCGCTCGATGTCTACGAAGCAAGTCTCAACTTGATGCGTATGCGTCTGAACGTTGCCTAGTCTTCAAAAGTAACTCGTTTTCTAAATACTCAGCAGCAAAGAGACCGCATTTGACCTTGAGTGGTTCCGGTCTCAATGCGAAGTGACGCAACGGTTCACCAGGGTGTTTCGTTGGCGGCGCAACCAAACAGGTGAAAACCAAAATGAGTTACGCAAACAGTCTCAAAGATCAGGCAATCCGTATTGAAGTACAGATTCAAAACCTGATCGACACGGCGAAGAAAGAAAACAATCGTCCGTTTACATCGGTAGAGCGTGAACAGTATCACAAGCTCGAAGCCGATCATTCCGCAATCGAAGAGTCAATCAAGATTGCAAATAAGTCGTCCCTGACAACTTCACTGGAGAAACCGAAGGTCTCGGAGCTTTCCGCTACTGAAGTCGAAGAAATCAAGGATACGTTCCGTCTTTCCGAAGCTAACAAGCGTGCCAAGACTCCGTATGAAAAGGCATTCTCAAACTATCTGAAATCGGCCTCGTCTCGTCACCCACTGAGCGAAGGCGACAAAGAGCTTTTGTTCAAGAACACCATGTCTACTACCACCGGCTCACAGGGTGGTTACTTGATTCCGCAAGGCTTCAGCGACATGTTGGAAGAGGCAAAGAAATACTACTATTGCATGGCAGGCGTAGCAGAGCATTTCAAGACAGCTACAGGTAACACAATGCCTTGGCCGACCTTGAACGACACCAGCAACGCAGGCACGATCATTGCTCAGAACACACAGGTTGCTGAAACTGATCTTGTCTTCGGTTCGGTGAATTTCTCTGCATACATTTTGCAGTCTGGCTTGGTTCTTGCGCCTTTGGCCTTGATCGAAGATTCTTACTTTGATCTTGATGCATTGGTCGCAAAGAATCTTGGTATCCGTTTGGGCCGTGGTTATAACAACTACACCACAACGGGAACAGGTAGCTCTCAGCCTACTGGTATCGTCACGGCAGTTGCTAACGGTGGTTCCGGCAACATCGTAACGGCAGGCGGTTCTAGCTCTTCGGGCGAAACGTCAACGATCACGTACACCGATCTTGTCAACCTTGAGGGCGCAGTAGATCCGGCATACCGTGAGAATCCACAGACGTATTGGATGTTTAACGATTCGATGCTGAAGGTTCTCAAACAGTTGGTTGACGGAAACAGCCGTCCGTTGTGGCAACCGGGCTTGACGGCCTCGTTCATCAACGGCGCAAGCGTTGCTGATGGCGGCGTGAAACCAAGAATTTTGGATCACCCTTACATCATCAATCAGAGCATGGCATCACCGGCAGCATCGGCATACTCGATGATCTTTGGTGACCTGTCTTGCTTCAAGGTCCGTGAACTCGCAAGCGGTACTGAGGTAATGATTCTCAATGAACGTTACGCAGACTACTTGCAGCGTGGTTTTATTGCCTTCCAGCGTTTCGACAGCAACTATGTCAACGCAGGCACGAACCCGATTGCAGTATTGAAGCAGTCCGCAACCTAAACCAAGTCGTCTGGTTTTCGATCAAGCCTCACTCTTCGGAGTGGGGCTTTTTTGTTGTCTACGGAACTCTAAATACCTTTCATGCAAGTAAAAATTCTACAGTCCATTGCTTCGATGGAATTTGCTTATCGTCCAGGTCAGTTAGTACAGATCAGCGACGATATAGCGCAAAAGTGGCAGACCATCGGCGTTTGCTCAATCCTGCCTGAAGTGAAGCCGGAAACAATCGACGAACCGAAACCAAAGAAGACCACAAAGAAGACGACGGCTGAATAACAAACATGGCGCTACTCTGCACACAACCACCGGCTTTAGAACCTGTCAGCCTATCGGAACTGAAAGATATGCTGAGAATCGATCCATCGGACACGACACAGGATGATGTTTTGATGGGTCTCAATTCGGCTGCAAGGGCGTGGTGTGAGACCGTGACGCAGCGTCGTTTCGTTCAACAGACTTGGCAACTGACGCTTGATTTCTTTCCCGGATACATCGACATGAAATTAGCCGGTCAGAAGGTGTCTTCGCCGTTCGTCAGTGGTTCTAATGCCGTGCTCGTGGGCATTCGGTACGCCATTGTCCTACCGTATCCTCCTGTCTTCAATTTTGAGACCTTCACGTACATTGCGGCGAACGGTGACACGGTGGACATGTTCAACGGTTCTGACAATCCGGCTGATTGGGCTTTCCAGTTGGACACGCTTTCACAACCGGCAAGAGTAATGCCGATCTTTGGGCAAATGTGGCCTGTCGCTAAAGTGGTCGCCAATGCTCTGCAAATGACTTTTACGGTGGGTTACGCCACGCCGATAAGTGTAGTCACCAGTGCAAACGTGGCTGTCTTGGGCGGCGCTTACGACTTCACGGCGGCGAACGTGGGACAGCCGATTTCAATCATTGGCGCTGGTGCGAACGGTACGACTCTGAACACGGTGATTTCGAGCGTCAGCGGCTCTACGGCCTCGGTGCGTGACATCCCGTCTACTACGCTTTCGTCAGGCACACCGGCACTACTCGTCAATAACGGCATTGCGGCGCATTGGGAGCTTTTGAAGAGCGCAATCAAGGTCTTGGTGAATGCGTGGTTCGTGAATCGCCTGCCATCCTACGACGCAGCATCAAGAGACGCAGTGAAAGCGCTTCTGATGCCGGTCTGTGACGTGAGGTTGTAAATGCTGAACAAGATTAGCCTTGCCTCAGATTGGCCGGGAATCGATCCAGGATCGTTTAGACATCGTGTGACCCTGCTACAGCCTACCATCACTGCGGGCCTGTCTGGAAGCGTTGCAACGTTTGCGGCGAGTGATCCACCAATCGGGGCGTGGGCAAAGATTGATTACGTCCGTGGAACTGATCTTATCAAGGCAGGCGTAGAAGTTTCGCAAACATTCACGAAAGTTACGTCTTGGTGGCGTCCTGAGTTTACTGTTCAATGTCAGATTCAGTTTCCGTCAGGATCGGTCTACAGGATTCAGAACGTAGAGAACGTGCGAGAAATGAATACTTACATGGTCCTGACGTGTCTAGCAATTGGTGTGACGCAATGATAGAGCAAGGTTTCGTCCAATATGTTCAGGCAGGACTCACGGCGGCATCGGTCACGGTTCCGGGTGGCTTCTTTAACCAGATTCCTGAAAATCAGCTTGCCTCTTTCACTGGTTGCACGATTAACCAAGCATGGGTGTACAAGACAATTTTCAAGACGCCAACGTACATCTTGAACGGTCAGGTTTCGCTCACCAAGTGGGAAGTACAGATCGATTGCCACGGCACTACCGGCGACTATGCGCTTAGTCTCGCCTATGCAATCCAAAACGTTTTGCGTGGTAGTTTTCGGGGCACGTTCAGTGATCCTGATTCGACCAAAGTAGAAGGTATCTTTCAACTACCGAACGCCGTTTCAGGAATCAACGATATCAGCCGTACTTTCGTCCAGTCGCTTGAGTACGACGTGTTTTATTACCAAGTTTAAGCGCTCATAAATACCTCTTGAACGGCACTCCTGAATCTGGAGTGACCCAAAGAGGAAATATCAATGAGTTACTCGTTTTCTACAGGTCAAGTAGCCTCAGGTGCGTCTCTGTCCATTCACACAGGATCGTCAACCTATACGGCTATTGGACAAATTCAGGAAATCACACAAAGCGGCAAGGTAGTTAAGACTGTCGATGCGACCAACTTGCAATCAACCGTTGAAGAGGTTTTGCCGACACTGCCGAATTCTGGCGAACTGAAAGTACGTGCAATCCGTGTTCCGGCTGACGCTGGTCAGGCTGCTGTATTGACCCAATTCAATCTTGGTGCGTCTCAAGCTCCAATCGCTTTCAAGTTGCAACTACCACCGGACGCAGCGGCGGGGCAGACTACCGCAGGCGATCTTGCAGCATTCAGCGGCTACGTTACTGAGTGTGATGATTTCGGCACGATCTCAGCAGAGAAGCTCGTTAACTTCGAGTTTACTGTCAAAGTCGTGACCTTGTACACCGTCACAGCAGGATCGTAACGCATGGGATCCAAGAAAAACGTTGCCGGAACCGTCAAAGATCCGACAATCACATTTTCTACGCTCACAGTGGACGAGAAAGACTATCAATTAGCTTTCTCGTTCAATTCCATTTCTGAGGCTGAATCGGTCACCAAGTGCAACATGCTTTCGGGCCTCGTGGAATTGAATAACCTCGGAAAGGCTGACATCATGGGCGCTACGATGCTGCGAGGTTTGCTGTATGCCTCGATGTTGGTTGCTTACCCCGATGTCACCCTTGAGCAAGCCGGAAATTTGATCCGCATCGACACTATCAGACGCATTATCGATGCATTGACCGAAGCCGTGGTAAATTCCATGCCGGAAGGTACGGAAAAAAACGCACAAGCCCCAAGCGCAAGCTAACCAATGATGAGCTTTGGCTTTCGTTTTGGACTACGGGGCGACAACTATTAAGGCTTTCGGACGACGATTTCTATTCACTCACACCGAGACAATTTGACGCACTTCTCAAAACTCATCTTGAACAAGCTGAGTACGACAGAAGGCACTCAGAGCTACTCATGGGAATCGTTGCGGCAACCATTGTGAATCATGGGCCGTATCCACCGAAAAGGGCCGTCAAGCCTTCGGTCTTCATGCCAACTTTCAACGCAGCGAAGGCGAAACAGAGAAAGCCTCGCAAGCCACGTTACACGAAAGCGATGCAAGAACGATTCACAAACAGTGCAAGGTCTCTCTTTGCAAGTTTGAAAGCGCAAGGAAAGACGAGACCGGCACAGGAACCAAAATCAGATGCCATTAGAGATTAACGTTACCGGACTCGAAGCGGCTTGCGGCGCACTTGATTCATTACCTGACGACATCGCAAAGAAGGCGCTACGCAAGGCTCTTGATGCGTCAATGGTTCCTGTACTCGAAACAATGGGGCCGAACATTCCCGTTGAAACGTCCGATCTCAAGGCGCACTTAAAGGCAACTGTTCGCATCAACTCAAACACAAAATCAGGTACGGCAACGATTGGGTTTGGTCAGGCAGGATGGAAAGCTCGTCTCGTGGAATATGGTCACAGAGAGATCGGCCATGAACCAAACAAGACCGATCTAGGAAAGACCGTTCCGGCTCATCCTTTCATGCGTCCAGCACTTGAACAGGCTGCTGACGCTGCTGTGCAAGCCTTCGCCGATTCGATCCTTGAGAGCTTCGAGACCGAAATGAGCAAAGGCGGCATTAAAACCTAAATAGTCTTTGAAGCAATTTCTATCAGATTGGTAGCTCTTTTTTACCAGGAAGACCTAATTTTACATGCCAACGAAAGCCGGTTCCGTAGTTATCGACATCACAGCAAACACAAGCAAGCTCAATACAACCTTGAGCGATGCTGGAAGCCGTGTCCGTCAATTTTCACATGGGGCCGTCTCGGACGTTCAGGCAACATCAGCAGCATTGCGAGTTATGGAGGGTGGTTTCACCGGCAACTTGCGTGCTGCTGAGAGATTCCTTGCGTCTGTCGTGGGTCTTGGGCCGATCCTGAAGGCCGCATTTCCCGTAGTGGGTGGTATCGCCTTTCTTGGTCTCATGGGGAAACTTGGCAGCGAAGTTTACAAGTTTTTCAACGAACTCCAGGACGCACCAGAAAAGGCTTCAGCGGCATGGAATAACCTACTCAGTCCGATCAAGACATCAGTGGACGAATTGGACCTTGCGAACGCCAAACTTGAAAGGGACATTGCCAAGCTCGAAGGCAAGAGAGAGAACGGCCTAAAGATCGCACTTGCTGAGGCGAAGGTAGAAGCCGATCATCTCTTTGATTCGCTCGAAAAAGACTTGTCAGCAATGAACAAGCTATTGAGTGAGCAATCGGCGGGCGCACTTCAGAAGCTCTTGACCACCGGCTCACCATTCGACAGTGGCACATCAGCAGCATTGAAACACGTACTTGGTGGTGACAGCAGCTTAGGCGGATTTTATGCCGAAATTCAGAAGCTCAGAAACGAAGAGTCAAAGCAACTGGATTCTATCAAGACCGTTAAACCGCAAACGTCTGAATTGGGCATTCACCTTGCCGGTACGAGTACGAACCCTGAAGAACTCGCAAAGAACGCAGCGAACAGTATTTCAAAGCATTTCGATTCGATCATCTCTGAGAAGTATAAGGCACTCGCTCAAGGTCTCGGAAACGTTCTGGCATCTACGGACATGTCAGCCTTTGACCGTGAGACATTAGAACACGCTCAAAGATTCGCACAGCTTGAAGTGGACCGAATCGCAAAAACCGAACTGAACAGCACCCTTACACAAAAGAAGGCCGAAGACGCAGCAGGCGCACACAACGAAAAACTGACGAAGCCGATTGAAGACGCTATCAGAGATTTGAAGGCGCAACTTTCAGGACTCCAGGAATTGACGAAGGCTGTAGGCGGCACAGAGGCAGAGCAAGTAGCAGCGAAGACTATGGAGCTTTGGCAAAAGAAAATTGCCGAACTCGATAACGCACTTGGCAACCACAAGGGCCTTTTGACAGCGCTATATCAGGCACAAATCAAAAGTCTTGAAAGCTCGATTGTCCAGACCGAAGTAGACACAGCATCGAAGAAACTTTTTGACGAAACAAACAAGTCGATTCAGGAACGCATCACGGCACTACGTGAGCTTGCGGCGGCGACTGGTGCGAACTACGACGCAGCGAAGCAAGCATTCGTTACCACCGAGACGGCAAAGGCGCTGAAAGAACATCAAAATGACCCTGCATGGCAACAAAAGTATGCCGGAAACATCGCAGGCATTCAAGGCGGTTTCGGCGCACAGTTTGACGCAGAGAACAACGCACAGGCACAGAAAACACTCTTCGCACTTCAGCAGCAAATCACTTTAGAGTCTGCTATGGCATCGGTACAGAGTCAAGGCGCTGAGGCTGTGAGACGTGCGGAGCTTGCTCAGAAGGTGCTCGATATTCAGCGTACTTACTCTGCTGATGCTGCCGACAAATTGATAGCCAGAGAAATCGAGCTTCTCAATGCGAAGGAAAAGAACGCATCGCAAGAAAGACTGTTCGGACTGAATCAGCAAATTGCAAACAATCGGAACATCACAGGCGCACAGTTCGGCGGTACGGATGCGATTAGACAGGCAGAGCTACAAAACCAGATCACTGAGGCGAAGGCACGAGGCGCAAGTCAAGATGAGATCGCAGCTATCACGCTCGAAGCTCAGACCAAGTATTACGGCGAAATCGTAGCTGAAGCGGCGAAGCTCGTAACGGCTGACAAAGACCGCATGAACACGCTTGACCGTGAGATTGACGCCATTCAGACCGAAATTGCGCTCAAGGGGCAGACGTTGGCAGCAACCACGGCGTTGAAGAACCTCGAAGACCAACGCTTGAGACTTGCGGCACAAATCGAGCTTCAACAGAACGATGCTTTAGCGGGCGTCCATGCGTTTTTCTTGGAAATGCAGACACAGGCCGAAAAGACATCAAAAATCATCTACGATGCTCTGAACTCGTCGGTTGAAAAAGTGTCTGACAATTTGGCGGCGATGCTCACACAGAAAAGGCCGAAAGGTGGATGGGGCGAGACCTGGAGCAAGACGTTCATCGGCATTGGTGACGACATTACCAAAAACACGTTGCACTCAGGCATCCAACAGGGCCTTGGTGCGCTTGGAAAGGCTTTTCCGTCTCTCCCAGGTCTCAGCAAGATCGCACAGGGCAAACCGGACGGCACACAGAATAATCCTTTGTGGGTTCGTATTGTAGGTGCTCTTGGTGGCGTTGGGGCGTCGTCTGGCGCATCGTCAGGCAATCTAGGCGACATCATAGGCAGACTCGGCAAGACCGGCTCAGACGACGGCGAAAGCGACTCACCGGGCGTGTTTGGTGGTTCTCAGGGAATTCTCAGCACCGTCTTTTCATTGTTGCCTCATTTGGCGTCAGGCGGCGATACGATTCCCGGCAACGCTTACGGAGTGGGCGAGGCAGGGCCGGAAATCTTCACGCCGAAGGTACCGGGCCGGATCACGCCTTTGAATCAGATCGGCTACGGCGCTGGTGGTGGAATGCACATCTACAATACCATCGACGCACGAGGCGCAGCGTTAGGCGTCGAAAACAGGATTGCCCAAGGAATCGATGCGGCGCACACGTCGGCAATTCAACACGCCGTTAGAGCGACCAATGAGCGATCACTGAGAACGCCTCAGCGATCACGCTAACCACCAGGGTCTACGACTCCACGGTTCCGGCTCCTTGTAAGCACTTTCGGGAATGGGAGTATTTTTCCGAGGCTTCGGATGTCCCGGTAAGAATGTCCCGGAATTGATCCGAAGGCATCTCAGGCTTTCTCTGATGCTGCAATCCGATGGGTGCTCGAACCTCTTTACGCACTCTTTCACCCAATCTCGATCTTCCGTTTCTATGGGTCCACCAAAAGCGGCGACTCGTCTAGTCGCCATGCGTCCAGCTTCCTCAATCTCCGCAAGGTTCCGTTGCATCTCCTCCGTGACCTTAAACCATCCGACACCATGACGATCTATTTGAGCTTTTCGCCACAGATGAAACTCGCCTTCCTCATCTGAGCGTGGCGAGACGAATGGAAATAGATTGACAACAACGAAACCATCAAAACCCCACGCCTCGGTGAAGCCAGCAACTATATCAATCGTTCGGTCTGTCGCCTTCTTTGTTCCAGCTACACTCGGATTCATCATCAACCACGCAACCCAACGTTTTGTCGGCACCCTCAACGGTTGGCGGAATTGAAAACGAAACCAGTCATTATCTGAACGTTTCACAAAAGGTTCCAGTCGGACACTCCTAAGTGACGCCATATCCATAAGCCCTTCCACCCAAACATTAAATCATAAATATCGGCATGAGTACCTATCTCGGTTGGACCGTGGTCAGCTTGCCGACCGATCCGGCATTCCCAAAGAGTTTCGAGTTTCAACCGAACGCATTAACGGCTGTAAATACGAACCCTTTCACCGGCGCTCAACAAATTCAAAATTGGTCAACCGGATTCTATGAAGCCTCGGTGACTTGGCAACCAATGACGTTTACGCAAGCTCAAAATTGGGTGACGTTCCTAACGGGCCTCGTGGGAATGACGAACGTCTTCAAGTTCACTGATGCGATTAACGCAGTATGGCCGAAGGAACTCACGACGGACGGAACGACAGCACGCTATTGGAGATTGCAAAACAACAAACCGAAGTGGTCAATCGGTGAAGGAAACATCTATACCGTAACCTTTGAAATTCGTGAGGCAATCTAAATGCCTCGTGCTCTTTCTTCGTCGATGATTACAGCGCTTGAGGCTTCATTGCTCACGCCTGCAATCTTCGTATCAATCGCTTTTTCATCAGAGACGCTCTATCTTTGGTCCGGTTCCGGCTCAGTGACCTGGAATTCACAGACGTGGTTAGGCGCTGGAAGCATCTTAGGTTTCACCACACCGGAAGACGCAGCGACAATAGAAGCCAAAGGAATCACTCTCAACCTGTCTGCGTTCGATCCTACGTTGCTGTCCGAGTGTCTCACTGATATTCAGCTTGGCACGCCTGTAACGATTTACCTTGGTCTTTACTCTGGTGGTTCCCTCGTGGATTCGCCGGTCACAGCATGGGCCGGAAGACTCGACAAACCAACAGTGACCATTGGCAGTACGGACGGCCTGTTAGAAATCAACTGTGAGAATCGTTTGCTTGACATGAACATCAGCGTTGATCGTCGATGGACCAATGACGACTTGCAGGCACTCACACCGGGCGATCTTGGCTGTAGCTTCGTTGCGAGCTTGACCGAGAAAACGACATTTTGGGGAGCTTATCCACAAAGTACTAACAATGTCTAGGGCTTACACGGAATAACGTCATTTTCTAAATACTCGTGATGCAACAGCACACGAGAAAAAACAAAGCCAACCTCTACGATGGGAAGCCTTGCCGAAAGTGTGGAGGAACCCTAAGGTATGAAATCGGCAATGCGTGTTTCGCCTGCAAGAGAGCATACGGCAAAAAGTTTAACAAGCGTCCAGATGTCAGGGAAAAACTTCGTGACTATCAGAGACAGCCACATCTAAAAGAATATCAGCGGGCGTATCGTCAAGCTCACAAAGAAAGGCTTGCAAAATATTTTTCCACACACGATAAGAAGAGAGATAAGACACCTGAACGTCAACGGCAACACCGAAACCGCAGATTGATCCGACAGTATGGCATCAGCCTAGAAGAGTACGACCGAATTCTAGCAGAACAAAGTCACGGTTGCGCCATTTGTAGCAAGCCTCCGAAAGAAGCATATGCAAAAGTGCTTCACGTCGATCATTGCCACACAACAAATGCGATCAGGGGTCTACTTTGCGACAATTGCAACCATTTGTTGGGCAACGCAAAAGACAATGTGAGCATTCTTATCAGGGCGATTGAGTACTTGAACAAAGTGTAAACCACACCACCAAAACCCTAAATACTCCCGAATGTCTTTACTTTCGGGAATCTTAAAAATCGTTGCGGGTGCTGCTGAGATCGCAGGCGGCGCACTCGTCGAAGCCGGAACACTTGGCGGCGGCACTCCATTAGCTCTTTTCTTGATCGGCTCTGGTGCTGGCATGGTGTTTTCTGGCATCGGAACGTTGCTCAATAACAGACCGCTGTCAGGCTACGCCACGGCTGAAAAGAATCCAATCGGGCCGTGGGAAGTGATCTACGGTCAGACTCGAACGGGCGGTATTTGCGTTTATGACAATACTTGGGGCGATAACGATCAAATGCGTGACTTGGTGTTCGTGCTTGCGGCACACCCTTGTCAAAGCGTCGATGAAGTTCTCTTCGATATGCAAAGAGTACAGATCGACACTACCGCAATTCCGACCAGTGCCAAGGCTGGTTATTCTATTGCTACTCCGGTCACAGGTTCAGGAACTTCATTCACTCCGGTACAGCAAACGGTAAACATCACGTCAATCACTCGAAGTGCTGACGGCGTGGTTACGGTGGTGCTTTCGGCAAACATTCCCTACCTCACGGCAAACGACAGAATCACGATTCAGAACGTCACGACCGATGCGAGCTTGAACGGAACCTTTCCCGTAGCTGAGATCATTTCGCAGACGGGCAGCGAAGTCACTTTCACCTACCTGAATGGCGGCACGGCGGTAACCATCGACAGCCAAGGGCAAGCCAAAACAAATTGGCCTGACTACGGGCGAAACGTCTACGTGGAATATTTGCTAGGCAACCAAACTTTAGGTCAGACCTTCGCAGGAATGACAGCCGGTACGCCGTGGCAGGGAACCGGCAAGCTCGTTACTCCACTGTCACCAGAAAACGCAGGCGGAACAGCAGCACCGAACCCCTGGACGGCTTTTTGCTCACTTGCCGGAATGACTGCCGTCTTCGTGCGCCTTCAATATCAGCAGAAATATTTTCCACAGGGTACGCCTCAAATTTCGTTCTTGGTCACCGGCAAGAATGACATTTTCGACCCACGCACCAGCACCTACAGCTACACGACAAATTCAGCCTTGTGTATCGCAGACTTTCTTAACCAGGGCGATTTGACAGACAGCCGTAATCGCCATCCGTGGGGCTACGGCGCTGCGTATGGAACCGAGATCGATACAACGGCGCTGACGGCTGACGCCAACACTTGCGACGAAGACGTAGACCTAGTGATTGGTGGAACCGAAAAGCGTTACACCTGCAATGGTCGCTTCAATCTCGAAATGAGACGAGGCGAGATACTTCAAAATTTGCTCTCCAGTTGCGGCGGGCGTCTGACGTACACAGGTGGTCTCTATGCGGTCAATCCGGCTCGATGGAACACGCCTATAAGCGGCACAGTCGATCTACAAGCGATTGCGGCGGGGCCTATGAAGTGGTCACCTACCGTTTCAGCACGAGACCTGTACAACGGCGTAAAAGGCACATACATTTCGAGATTCAACGGCTATGTCTCAGGTGATTTTCCTTACTACGCACAGGACGCAAACCACGGCTATGATCCTGATGACGAATTCCCACAGTACAACGGCGATATCAATCTAGCTGCTGACGGTGGTCAAAGACGTTGGTTAGATATTCAGCTACCTTTCACCACGTCGTCAGCCACAGCGCAACGCCTCGCAAAGATCGAATTGTTACGCCGTCGTCATTTCGGCACAGGTACATTTCAATGCAACATGAGTGCATATCAGTACGTGCCACTCGATGTAATTTCTTGTGATTCGACATTCCTAAATTTCAGCGGAAAAGAGCTTGAAGTTTCGGCGGTACGTCTTCGCTCTGAAAAGTCTAACGAAGGATGGCTGTTAGGAACCGAAATCGACCTTCAAGAAACCGATTCTAACATCTACGTTTGGAGTACTGAAGAAGAACTTTCGCCATCCGGGTACGTGATTTCAAACTACCCTCACAACGTCGTAATTGAACAGGTTCCTTATCCGTGGTCGCCGGGTTACGTCTCGCCTCTGTCTGGTGACGCATACGAAGGCATGGGCGCATCCTTCGGCCTTCAACCAATCTACGGCACAGACGCATCCGGCAACGGCATTATTGAAATGCAGATCAAGGGTCAATCTCCGATCAACGTACTTGACAAAGAGATTGCATCGCCTCTTTGCATCGTCACCGGCAACACTTCGGGCGGTTCGTTGCCTGATGGCGAGTACGTTGTAGCTTTGACGGCTGCTGATGCTGGAAGCGCACCTTTCAAGCTCACCGATTATCAGGCATTCGGACACGCTTCTATTTCTGGTGGTAGTGGTTCCGGTTCGATCAGCACGGCCATTACATGGGGTTCGGGTGACGACGGCGGCAAGCTCTACATGGGGCGTTGGACCACGTTTGAAGACGGTTACGTGTTCCATCATGTGGCCGATTTGGACTCGTCAGTAAGTAGCCATACGATCACGACTTTCAATCAGACCACACCGGGCGGCATTGATACAATTTTCGATCACTTCTCAATCTTGTTGCGTCAGGTGGTTCACAGTGGACCTTGGGCGCAAGTGGTGGCGGGCGTCACGTCTACTACGATCACGATTCAAGGGCCTACGTCTGCCTCGATGACCTTGAACCAATGGGCCGGTTACAATCTCGCCGTTCTCGCCAAAGTTGACACTACGCAGGAAATCCCCTTGATCTTCATCCCGATTGCATCGAGCACGGCATCAGCAACGGACGGCACATTTACATTGACCGTGGGCGGAAATTCACTCAGCCACACATTACCGGACCTGACGACTCTCCTAGCGCCTAATGACGTGGTGTCCATGTGCTTCAAGGCGACATTTAGTAGCACTGGATTCTTGGACAGCGGCCTAGAGAACGCCTTCTACCCCTCGGGCGCTACTTCGGTCGATGCTGGTAACGTCGCTGTGGTCCTGACGGGTGCTGATGTTGGTGACATTCAACCGATTGCATCAGTCAGCGGCGGCACTGCGTTTACGCTTGCGAATTCCTGGACGATCACGCCTTCAACGGGCGACTTGGTGGTCATTTGCAACGCTGGTGACTTGCCGGAAATTCCTACGGCAAAGATTCAAACCTCGAAGGCGCTCACCGGCACAATGGCTTCACCTTCGGTGCTCAATGAGGCTGACTCGGTGTGGTTGTTCCGTGTCCGCACCGAAGACAAAGACGGCAACCATTGTGATGATTCACTTATTCCCTGGAGGATTGCTTATATCGAGGGACAGGCCGGAAGTTCTGAAGTTATCGGGGAATGGGAACCCTACGACATTCAAGCAAATTCCGCTGATGCCCTCTGGCCGGATCAATTTCAATTCGACGCAAAGCAGAGCTATACGTTTCTCGCCGATGGTAGCGTACAGGCGCAAGTCAAACTGACGGGCGTAGCGACTGTGAACACGTTCATTTCAGGATCACAGCCACCTACGTTATTTGTCGGTAACGTCACCACCAGTACGACGGGCGGTAGCCTTCCAGGTGGTCAGACAATCTACGTTGCAATTTGCGGGATGGACGCCTCTACGCATTTAACAGCGGCCTCGAACGTTATCGAAGTCGTGACGCCACCAGGAACAGATACTAACACCTTCACGATTGATTCTATTCTGTGGCCGTCTGAACCAATCGGCGTAGGCAATTGGGCCTTGTTTGCATCTACGGATCGTCAGGCAATGTGCGCTCAGGCGACAGGTTCAGGGCTTGTAACCTCGATTACCTTCTCAGGTCCGCTTGCTGTCACCACCTGGGCGATGCCTGACGGAAATTTCGCAAAGATCAGACCGAAGGTAAAGCCTCTTTTGCACGGTGGCGTACTCGGTGCTGGCATCACTTCGGTAACCGGCAACCTGATTGTTTCTTCGGAGTGCGTAGACGCCACTCTACATGATGACTGGACAGGACGGCAGTTAATCTTAATCGGCAGACCGAACGGAAGCACGCCTTTCGCATCTTACAACATCGCTGCTTTTGATGCATCGGCGGGCGCATTTACGTTAGATCGCACAGCTAGTGAAGCTCTGGCGGGCGATGCCTTCGTAGTCACGTTTCATGGCTACGATAATTTATCTAATCCTACGGTCTTCACTGATGCCGGAATTGAGAACGCTCTGAACGTCGATCAGGTAACGCTCTTGCCGAATCCGTTTTGTGGTCTCACTGCAAACTTTGAAGCCGGAAACATGGTCAGAATTATTGCCGGAACCAATGAGGGCGCTACGGCGCACATTGTCAGCAATACGGCAACCTCTTACACGTTCGATCAGCCTTTGATTATGGACTCGACAAGCGTCTTAATCGTCGAGGGTAACCTATGGCAAAACGGGCAAGATCAGACCGTAGTAAACAATGTATCTTATACGCAGCATCTTTCTTTCGATCTTCCCACAGCAAACTATCTGAAACAGTCGATGCTCATTGGTGGTTATTCAGTTGGCGTTGACGGAATGGAAGCAAAAGAAGCCCCTGTAAGAATGCTGTATGTCTATGGACAGCAGACGGCAGCAACTCAAATTCCAGGTGCAACCCTATTGTTCGGAGAAAATACTCAGGGGCAACCGGCAGACGTGGTACTCAATGGAACCTGTAACGTCAACATCGCAAACACGGCGGGCATTGTCAACACGTCGGCGGTCAATAGTCCATCATGGCTTGCGTTCGCATGGACACCACCCACAGGCTTACCAATTGCGATTGACGTTTACAGGTTTGCTCAAGGCGCAAGTTTACCGGGAACAGTAATCGGAACCGTCTACTTAAATCCTGGTGTGACTACTCTACAATCGGGCGACTTTGCCTCAAACATTCAAATCAACGTGAATGACTCGCTTTACGGCAAGGTCACACAAGTAGGATCAGGCACGCCAGGGCAACGGGTCACGGTTCAGCTTTATTGGACGCCTCAGGCACCAGCAGTAGGCAGCTAAAGAACCCTAAATATCGGTATGTCAACGTTACTTGGTCTTGAATCCTTCGATTGGTGCGCCTCGGATCAGCTTGAAAGATCACTTTGGCGAAACGGAAACGGTGGGCTTGCGCTCAATCAAGGCCGCACACAGCACGGATGGGGCGAGCAAATCACTACACAACCCCTTACTGATGCTTTTGGCGGCGGCTACAGCACCATGACAGGCGGCGTAGCAGTGAGCGTCGGTCTCGACTTCGGCGCTCCAATCATAACCTTTCGTGCCGCAATCAGTAACACTTCGATTGCGCTGACTACTGGCATAGGTGACGGACGCCTTTCTATGGTTGCGTTTGCCTTTGGTTCCACGAACACGACTCCGTTATCTCACTTCGCCTATCGACTCGGCCAATACTACTATTGGGAAATGCAGGCGTCCGAAAGTGTCGTCTATGTTCCGCCTAGCATGGGCTTACCTGGATATTCGTATGTTCAGTATAGCTATCAGGTTTTTGTGAATGGTGAATCGCAAGATCCGGGAACCCCTGTACCAATCTTGTCTGGCATCATCCAAACACCACATGTGCCTTACCAACTCACGGCAGGGCAAACCT